GAAACGCTCGAGAATGTTGCAGACAGGTTACGATATGAGCATATCTATAATGACCTGGCGTTAGCTGCCCGATTGAAACGTGAGATGGAAGACACTCTTCTGCTTGCTCTAAAGGAGTAAATAGTGCTTAAAGCCTTGATTTCCGCAGTTATTATCACGATTCTGCCCATCGATTCGTGGGGTGGTTTGACCCCGTATTCTCGTCATGAAGAGTATTCTCGGGTGGCACCGCCAGTTAGTGCTAAATGTCCTGAGTGGTGGAATCTGGCGCAGTCTGTGGGCTGGTCAGCCCAGCAGCTGCCGATGCTTGATCGGGTTTTGTGGCGTGAATCAAGGTGTTACGACAATGTGCATAACCCTGCTGACCCTAGTGGGGGTAGTTTCGGGTTGTTGCAAATCAATGGTTTCTGGGTCAAGTATCTTTCCGATGCGGACCTCCTGAACGCTCGTTCGGATTTATTTGACCCGGAAATTAATCTTCGTGCCGGGTTGGCTATTTACAATTACGCCCACATGAAGCATGGCAAGGGTTGGTCGCCTTGGGGTTTTCTCAGGGGTACTTGATCGATACTTGACAGCTGTGCTAGCGTGGGGGGAACCTACGGAGGGGGGCACAGGATACTCTCGCACACCGACCGTGAGGTCGGGTGTGCTCGTTCCGTTCACAATCTACAGATTGGATTCTAATGCGTTTTGTTGACGATGACAAGATTTATGTCCGTCAGTCTTGGCTTAATGATGCTTTGATGTGTCCTGAGCGTGCTCGGCTCATGGAGAAAAATCCTGAGTTGCGTCGTGAGAATGATTCAGCGATGATGGGTACGGCCTGTCATACGGCTATTGAGGCTATTCTTAATAATGAAATTGATGCCGGCGATGCCGGTGATTATGCGGTTCATGCGTTTCGTTCGGCTGAGCAAGACTTGTGGGCGCAAAACAAGCAGATCTATGTTACGAATACTGATCCTGCTAAGTGGGATACTCATATTCATTCGATGGCTTCTGCTTGGGTTCGTGATATTCTGCCCGTCGTCCCACTTGGTGGGGAGACGGAGCATAAGTTTGCTGTGCATGTCGGGTCGGTGAAGAATGCTCTTTATGAGTATGAGCTGTACTTTGAGGGCACTATTGATTATGTGCATCCTTCGGGTTTGTGGGATTGGAAAACGAGTGCTCGTAAGTATTCTGAGGTGGAGAAGCAGACTCAGAATATTCAGTCGGCTTTGTATGTTGAGGCGATGGTTCGGGCGGGTGTGCTTCAGTATCCTTCGAATTTTTCGTTTGGTGTGATGATTCGTAATGCTTCGTCTTCGGGTCAGGTTGTTTCGGTGAAGCGTACTGAGGGTCATGGTTCTTGGGTTGTTCAGCAGGCTCAAGCCTTGATTAATGGTATTCTTCTTAGTAAGATTTATTTGCCAGATGAACGCTGGCTGATAAACGACCAGCACTTCCTGTGTTCTGATAGGTGGTGTCCGGTTTGGTCAATGTGTAAAGGAGCGCACATCAAAGGCTCCAGTAGCGTCGAGGAGGCGTAATGGATAAGGATAGAGCAATTATTATGCAGGTTTGTGCGAAGATCGCAGCTGATATGACTGATAAGTCGTTGGATGTTGATGGTCGCATTGGTGAGTTTGCGAACATTTTCGGGTCGGTTTCTGAGATCATGTTGGACACCATTTATGGTTCTCCGCAAGGTTCACAGGATCAGAATGCTCAGGCTGTCAATATGATGCGTGAGGCGTTTGGTGCTACTGAAGTTTCTTCTTCGGGTGGCGATATTCGTGTTGTTGGTAAGCAGCATGGTGATCTTCCGGATTGGTTGATTAAAGCTTGCAAGCGTGATGGTGTCACGAAGATTTATGACAACCGTGATTCGCTTGATAAGAATCCTAAGCGTCCTCACTTCAAGGCTGTTGAGGGTGAGAAGGCTTACTGGCCACCTCGGTCTAAGTAATGCGTTTGTCGCCGGAAGATATTGCTGCCGGCTGGGATTTGGTGGGGAAGTCCGCTTCCCCACCTGAACCTGAGTATCGGATGTATTCTCCGTTGGCTGATGCTGCGGATTCGTTTGTTCGTTGGGCTCAGTCTCCGCAAGAACGTATCCATTTGGGTATTCCTCGAATTGATGCGGAGTTGCGTGGTATTGCGCCTGGTGAAATTGCGATGATGCTCGGGTTCGCTCATGGTGGCAAGACGTTGTTGTTGATGCATGCGTTGCGTCATAATCGTGATAAGCATATTGCGATGTTCATTCCTGATGAGCCTCGTCAGCTTGTGTTGACTAAGTTGACTTGTATTCAGCATCGTATTGATGCTCGTGAGCTTGAGGCTCGGGTGGCTGCTGATGATGCTGATGCGATTAAGTTGTTGCGTCGTACAGCTGAAGAGGATTTCCCGAATCTTGCTGTGTTTGATCAGCCTTTGGCTGCTTCTGATATGGAGCGTGCTTATAACGAGGTTTGTGATGTTTGGGGTCGGGTGCCTGAGCTGGTTGTTGTTGACTATTTGGATTTAGTTGAGGCTGGTGAAACTGTTCCGGATAAGGCTACTTTCTTGAAGGGTTTTGGTCGGCGTCATGATATTCCGATGCTTGTGTTGCATCAGACGTCTCGTACTGCTGGTGCTGATGGTGCGAAGTTGACTATGTCTTCGGGTTCGTACGGTGGTGAACAGCAAGCTACTAGTATTATTGGTGTTCGTCGTAAGAAGTATCAGATTGCTGCAGAGATCAATGAGTTGATTGAGAAGCTTGATCGTTCGCATTCTGAGCGTGCTCAGGATCGTTTGGATTATTTGCGTAGCGAAGCCAGGATTCATGAGTTTACTGTGACGGTTTCTTTGTTGAAGAATAAGCGTCCAGCTGGTCAGCTTGTTGATGATATTGATTTCGAGTTGGATACCGCTACGGGTCGGTTGACTGATCTTAGTGGTGCTTTGCCGACGCAGTATCAGCAGGGTAATTTTTATGAGCAATCTTTCTAGTTCGGTTGATTTATTTTCTGAGCTTTTTGACGGTCGTACGGATGCGTACGGCACTTGGGATGGTGGGTCTGTCAAGGCTTCGGTGACTTCGGATATGTTCGCCTCACATTTGAACGGCGATTTCTATTTCGGGGTTTATCCGTTGCTTGACGACTCCACTGTCAAGTGGGGTTGTTCGGATATCGATGTTGATGATCTTGATTCGGCACGTAATCTTCAGACAGCTTTCTTTTTGAAGGGTGTTGTTTCTTATGTTGAGAAAACTCGGCGTGGTTATCATGTTTGGGTTTTCGCTGATGATTGGGTGCCTGCTTGGATTATGCGTCGTGCGTTCCTAGCTGCCCACCAAGTGATCAATCTTCCTGCCAAGGAGGTTAATCCTAAGCAAGAGATTTGTTCGGGTTTGGGCAACTATGTTCGTTTGCCTTATCCGGGTGGCTGTAATGGTATTCCGGAGAACAGGTTTATGTTAGACGTTAATGATAATCCTCTTCCTTTGGAAGAATTTCTTGATCATGCGTATGCGCATCGTGCAAGCAATATTGATCTGTTTCCTTTGGCCGAAATGTCTAAGGTTCAGCGTCGTAAGGTTGAGATTCCTCAGGGTTTGCCCCCTGACCTTCAGGAATCCTTCAAGCATATTAATGCGTATATTGCCAACATTTGGTGGCATGGCCCATTGCCGGGTTCTGACCGCTCGAACACGCTTGTGCGTCTAGTTCATTTGATGCGTGAGCATGGCACCCCGATCAATCATGCCTATAATTTGCTTGTGGGCGCAGATCGTAGGTGGGGTAAGTTTCATGGTCGTGAGGATGCTGTTGAACAGTTGACTAAGATTGTTGAGACGTGTTATGGTTCTGATGTTCCTATGTCGGAAGGGTTTCGTCCGTGAAGAAGTTTAAGTATCATCAGGTGTTGAAAATTCGTCCTCGGGCGAAGCAACGCCCGAGAATGTCCAAGCGTGGTTTTGCGTACACACCAAAGACTACGGCTTTGCATGAGGCTGCTATTGCTGAGATGTATAAGGGTCCGTTGTTTGCTGAGGGTGATTTGGCTGTTCGGTTGCGTTTTGTGCATGATCAGATTGAGTTGGAGATTGAGCGTGTGCAGCCGAATCCTGAAGTTGAGCAGCCGGTTAAGCGGTTGCGTGGTGATATTGATAATTACGTTAAGTCTGTTTTGGATGCGTTGAATGGTGTGGCGTATTCTGATGATAAGCAGATTGTTGTTCTGTTCGCAGAGAAAGCTTAAGATGAAGAATAATCCTAAAGTTCTTTCACTTTTTTCGGGTGTGGGTGGCTTAGATCTTGGTCTTGAGCGTGCCGGTTTTGAAACTATGTTTCAATGTGAGTGGGATAGGAACGCTGCAAACATTTTGTCTTTGCATTGGCCTAATGTTCCTAGATGGGGCGATGTTTCCACTTTGAAAGCCAAAGATGTTTTGGAGTATGGCTATCCTGATGTTGTTGCTTGGGGTTCGCCGTGTCAAGATTTGTCTGTTGTTGGTTCCCGTTCGGGTTTGTCTGGTTCTAAGTCTGGTTTGTTTTATGAAGGAATGAGGATTATTCGTGAGTTACGTAAGGAGACTAATGGAAAGTATCCAAAAGTTTCTATCTGGGAAAATGTTGCCGGTGCACTCTCGTCAAACAAAGGGCAAGATTTCGGTGTCATCCTCAACGAAATGGTTGACGCAGGGGCGTTGGAAATCGAGTGGGCCGTTTTGGATGCACAATACTTCGGAGTGCCCCAGCGACGGAGACGTGTCTTTCTCGCCTCTGTCTTCAATTCTGATTCCGCCGAGAAGTGTCCACCCAAAATATTTCCTGTCGGAAAAAGCCATGAAGGGAATCCAACAGAGAACAGGTTCTTTACCTTTTACTCTACGCAAGGGAAACAAGACCGTTTCACGCAAGGTATCTGCACGACGCTAAAAGCTGTTGGTCCTGCTTGTATTGCTACTTCTAGGATGCGTCCTAGGAAGTTCACTCCTGTTGAGTGTGAGCGTTTAATGTCCTGGCCTGATAATTGGACTGCATCTGTTTCGGATACAGAGCGTTACAGGCAGTGTGGCAATGGTGTAGTATCCAATGTGGCCGAATGGGTTGGCCATCGATTGAGGGGTCTTTGTGTCTAAACAGATTGATGAGGTTTTGCTTAAGGCTCACGAGCTGACCCACGGGCAGCGTCGTGAAGAGTACAATCATCCGTTTGATGACTATTCTCGGGTGGTTGATATTTTTCGTGCTTTTTCGGGTGTGGAGTTAACTCCTGCTCAAGGTGCGATGTTCATGGTTTCCGTGAAGCTTGCTCGTTTGCAAAATAATTATCGTAAAGATCTTTTGCATGTGGATAGTGTCATTGATGCCGCAGGGTATTTGTGGTGTTATGCCCAGATTGCGGAGAAGATGGAGCACATGACAGCATGAAGCCTTCTTCCAAGCCGTTTGATCGCAATCTTTACGACGCTGATGATTCGGCCAAGTATCAGATCATTGAGTGGTTGCGCTCACAGGGAGCAAAAGCGGAGTTGAATCCTGATCAGTTTGGTATTGATATTTTGACTGATTGGGGTATGCCGGATACCGGTATTGAGGTTGAGGTTAAACATAATTGGCGTGGTCCGGTTTTTCCGTTTAAGACTGTGCATTTTGCTTCTCGTAAGTTCAAGTTTTTGAAAACGCATGACATGGTTTATTTCGCCATGTTGAACCATGAGCGAACACATGTTCTTCTTGTTGATGGTGAGGATTTCAAGTCTGTTGTAACGAAGAACACTATTTATACGGAAGGTGAAACCTTCTTTGAAATACCGATCGATAAGTGCAAAATTGTAAAACTTGAGGAATAGAGACGTCAGCATTACTCCGTCCCACGCAGAGTCGTTCCGTGGGTACAGGAGGCCAGAAACGCCCATTGAGGCGTTGATGATGGCTGGCATCCTTGAGGAGCCTGAAGAGTCTTTGCAAGAAATTCAGCCTCTTCGGGAGG